GGTACAACAGTTGGATATAACTGGAAAAATGGCTAATGCTGGTAAAAAATTAGCGTCTATTTATGCAATAAAAAGTTTTGACTGATGGGAATAAGTGGTTTTATGCAAATGGCATATAAGCAAACCGCAGTATACTGGGGTTCTCCACAGAATGATGGTTCTGGCGGGTATATTTTTGCTGACCCGGTAGAACTTTCTCCTGATAATAATAATGGGGTTCGTTGGGAGAATAGGAATGAACTTGGGGGACGTGTATTGGATAATAAAGGGGATATAATTAGCTGTAATGCCATTGTATTTCTTAATCAGGATGTAGTTGAAGAGGGGTATTTAATGCTTGGCACATTAGATGATTTAGATAGTGATAGTACAATTAATCCAAGATTAATCGATGGGGCTTTTGAAATTAAAAGATTTGATAAAGTTCCAGCGATAGGATCGACAACTGACTTTTATCGTAGGGCTTATTTAGGATATAAAGTATAGTATTTATAAAGGTTGTGTGCTTTTGGCATTTGTGCCAAAAGGTGTTTTTAACATTTATTAATTTAAATTTTTATTTATGAACAATTTAAAAGACAAATTAAGTACAATTGTAGCAATTGTATTGGTGGTTTTTGGAGCAGTGGATGCTTATTTACAATCATTGGTCGGAGATATTAATTGGTTTCAATTAGCAATGGCTATAATAATTGCTATTATAGCTTATTTAACCGGGAAGAAACCTAATGGGACATCACTAAGTGCAAATGAAGCAAGTGCTTTAAATCGTTAAAAATGGCAGGAATAAGGATACAGGGGATGACACAGGTACTTATGAACCTTAATCGGGAACTTGATCGAATAAAATATGCAAGTTTATCGGGGTTGATTAAGTATGCGGTTAATGTTAGAAGGGACATGGATAAATCCCCTCCTTTAATTCCTGTTGATTTAGGAAATTTAAGATCAAGTTTTTATATTGTAACCAAATTAGGTGTTAAACAAGGCGGACAACCTCGTTTTAGGGGGGATAACTCGGCAGAACTTTCAGGGGATCATGCAGCAGCAATAGCAGAAGCACAAGGTATAGCACGGGGGATATACAACCCGACTGTGGTAATGGGGTTTAGTGCTAATTATGCTTTATGGGTGCATGAAAATGTTGACCCTGATACGATATGGTCCAGACCTGGTTCTGGTCCTAAATTTTTTGAAACAGCATTAAAAAATAATGTTCCAAATTTTATTGGAACTGTGGGTGCTGAAATTATAGCAAGTGAATATTTAGCTTCTAAAGGTAAGAAATTATGAATATTCCATCGGAAGACGTGCGTGACATGCTTGAGGCAGAAAGTTCATTAGGACTTATTTTTGCGAATAATTTATTTATTGGTAAAGAACCAACATCTCCGAGAGATTGTGTTACAATATATGACATGGTTGGTTACCCATCACCATTAACATTAGATAACCAACTATATCAAAAACCATCTGTTCAAATAAGAGTAAGAAACGAAAAATATTTGACAGGAATGGAATTGGCTCAGAATATAATGCTTTCGTTACATGGCCGGGCAGGTGAAACATGGAACGGGACTCTATATACTGTTATTTACTGTTCGAGTGGTCCTGCGCTACTTGATTGGGACGATAACAAAAATGCACGCTTTTTTATAAATTTTGAAATCCAACGGCGTTAATTGTTGGGTTTGTAATAAAAGAAGGAGGTAAATTATGGCAAGTAATGCTGTAGCCGGGATTGGAACCCTTCTGCGAAGGTGGAACACTACCACTACGGAATGGGAAAATCTTGCAGAAATCATATCCATTGATAATGAAAAAACAAGGAATATGACTGATGTGACGCATCTTGGATCGACCGGTGGGTATAGTGAAAAAATACCGGCTTTACGGGATGCTGGAACTATTCAGGCTCCTATGAATTTTACCCGTGAAACGTATGATTTAATGAATGCTGATTTTGAAAGCGATGTAGCCCAAAATTATGAAATTGTATTACCTGATGTAGAAAATACCACTTTTGAATTTCAGGGATATGTTTCGAGTTTAGGTTTGGGTATACCTACTGATGATAAAATAACAGCGAACGTTACAATCACGATTACGGGGACTATAACTGTAAATTCAGGAGCTTCGAGTGGATTGTCTTAAAAATTTTTTATAATCCTAATCATGGGTTATTTATTATTAACAATTAAAAATTAATCAAAATGGGACTTTTAGGACGTGAAGATTTATTAAAAAGACAAGAGCTCAAAATAGAAAAAGTAGATTTGGGAAATGATGAATTTGTATACGTGCGGGAAATGTACGCTATTGATAAAGACAAATGGGAACAATCTATGTTTACACAAGTAAAAGTTGGTGGGAAAACAGAAATTAAACAAAATACTGAAAATTTTCGAACCAAACTTGCTGTAAATACCGTATGTGATGAAAAAGGTGTTTTATTATTCCAGCCAAATGATTATGTAACATTGAGTAAAAATATAGGCAGTGCAAGGTTGGAAATTATTGCCAATGCTGCACAGAAACTTAATTTTATTACGGAAGAAGATAAGGAGACATTAACAAAAAACTCCGAAGCCGGGGAACCCGGCGATTCGCCTATAAATTATCTCTCAGACTTGGAATAGCTTATCCTAATTACCTGCTTGAAAATATGACAGCAGGACAATTAGCAGAGTGGCAAGCGTATGATAATCTCGACCCAATAGGGGAATGGCGGGCAGATTTTAGGATGGCGAGTTTACAGGCTTTTATTCAAAATATAGTATCAGCTTTATATTCTAAGAAAGGTTCTGTAAGAAAGCCTTCTGTACCATTGGATTTTATGCCGGATTGGGCAAATGAATTATATAGGGAGCCGGAACAAATGTCTGTGGAACAAATGAAAAGTCAATTGATGAGTATAGCTAAAGTACAAAATAAACGAGTTTTAAAGCCTAAAAATAATAGTTCTAAACCGAAACGAAAATGAATATAGGACAATTAACGGCAATACTTAGTGTAAATGCGGCACAATTAAATTTGGCTGCCGGGGCATTAAAGAAGTTTGAAACCGAAGCAAACACATCTTTAAATAAAGTGCAGTTAAAATTGGATTCAATAAGCAGTTCCATGAGAACATTCGGGACTGCTATGTCTGTTGGTTTGACTTTACCTCTTGTCGGATTAGGGTATCTTGCTACAAAAACTTTTCGTGAATATGAACTTAATTTAGCACATATTATAGGGTTAACAGGGACTTCCCGTGAACAAACTGCACAATGGAGTACAGAGTTAATGCAGCTTGCCAAAGCTACTGCACAAGGTCCTAATAAACTTGGGGATGCTTTATATTTTATTGCATCATCTGGTATTGATGATGCACAAGCTATGGATGTTTTAACAGCATCTGCTAAATCTGCTGCTGCCGGATTAGGGGAAGTTAATAAGGTAGCAGACCTTGTAACATCAGCTTTAAATGCTTATAAAGGTACGGGATTGACTGCGGCAATGGTTACAGATCAATTAACTGCGGCAGTAAGGGAAGGAAAAGCAGAAGCACCCGGTTTTGCAGAGGCTATTGGATATGCTATACCTATCGCAGCACAACTTGGGGTTTCTTTTGATCAGGTTGCTGCTGCTATGGCTTCTGTATCCGGTGTGGGTGTAGATGTAAACACAGCAGCATTATATCTTCGTCAGGTGCTTAGTGATTTATTAAAACCCTCTCATCAGGCAGAACAGGCTTTACATGATATGGGGACTTCATCTGCTATATTACGAAATGAATTGGCTAATAAAGGTTTGTTGCCGGTATTACGGACTTTAAGCGATCTTACAGCAAAGTATGGAAAAACAATGGCGAGTGTATTCCCGGAAGTTCGCTCTTTAACAGAAGTTTTAGCATTAACTGGTAAAAATGTAGAGCATGTTGCAGATATTTTTGATTTAGTAAATAATTCTGCCGGAGATATGGAAAAAGCATTAATCCCTGTTACGGAAACATTGGATTATAAATTTCGACAAGCTATTACAAATTCTCAAATAGCTTTAATTAGTTTAGGGTCTGCTTTAAAAGGACCTGTTGCAAGTGCTTTGAATTTTATTGCAAAAGCTATGGAAAATTTTGCAAATTGGTTTTCAAGTCTTGATCCAGAGATACAAAATTCAATAGTTTTATTTGCAGGATTTGTGGCAGCAATTGGTCCGGCTTTATTAATATTGTCCGGTTTAACCAAAGGCATTAATTTACTGATAGCATCTTTTGTATCAGGTACAGCACCTATAGCTATATTTGTTGCCGGATTAGGATTTATGGTTGCTGAAACAATAAAAGCAATTAATTATATTTCAGAATTAAATAAAGTACATAACAAATTCAAACAAAATATAGAAAGCGAATCTACAAATATTTCAGTTTTATTTAGTGCACTTGAAAAAACAAATGGATCATCTGCTATAAGAAAAAATATTATCGATCAAATAAATCAACAATATGGGCAATATTTACCACATCTTATCACTGAAAAAACATCTATTGCCGAATTAAAACAGTTGGAAGAAGATTTAAATAAAACCATGATTACCGGGATAGCTTTACGTGCAGAACGGGAATCCATAGAATCTATTTTAACTGTGCAATTACAAAGGG